GGACAACCGCCGCCAGACGGCAGTGTCGCGTTGGCGGGAAACCCAAGAGTACGTGTACGCGACAGACACACGTTCGACTTCCAACTCTGCTCTCCCTTGCAAGAATACTACTACGATACCCAAGCTCTGTCAACTTCGTGATAACTTGTCTGCGAACTACCGGTCTGCCATGTTCCCGAAACGGAAGTGGCTCCTGTGGGAAGGGGCTTCGCCCGCAGACGAGGACCAGGAGAAGCGTCTCGCAATCGAATCCTACATGGCCTGGGTGGTCGATAGGAACGAGTTCTACGACGAGATCGAAAAGCTGATCCTAGACTACATCGACTTTGGCAACTGCTTCGCCACGGTCGATTGGGTTGACTACACTGGAACGGTTGAAGGCGAGGGCAATAGCTCCTCCCCCGGCAAACAGGTGGGTTACGTTGGGCCTATGGTCCGTCGTATCTCACCCCTTGACCTCGTCTTCAATCCAGCAGCTTCTAACTTCGCCGAGACTCCGAAGATCGTACGTTCTATGATCTCGATCGGTGAAGTCAAAGAGATGCTAGAGCGTAACTCCATCAACGACCAAGACAAGGCAGATGCCGAAGAGCTGTGGTCGTACATGAAGGAGATACGCCGTATCGCCTCAGGCCATGATGGTACGACTACGACGAAGGACCGCATCTACGAGGTGGCTGGCTTCGGCACGTACCGCGATTACCTGATGGCTGACTACGCTGAAGTCCTTACCTTCTACGGAGACATCTACGATCGTGACACCGACACCTTCAAGCGCAATGTCGTCATCAAAATCGTCGACCGTCACAAAATCATATCTGAAAATAACAACCCCTCCTACTTCGGAACCGCTCCTATCTGGCACGCTGGTTGGAGAGTTAGACCGGATAATCTTTGGGCCATGGGGCCTCTTGACAATCTGGTTGGTATGCAATATCGTATCGACCACTTGGAAAATCTGAAGGCTGACGTCTTCGATCTCGTTGCCTTCCCTCTCCAGAAGATCAAGGGCTACGTTGACCCGTTCACCTGGGGTCCAATGGAGAAGGTGTACGTAGGTGATGACGGTGACGTGGAGCTTATGTCTCCCGATGTTCAGGCTCTGAACGCCGACAACCAAATCGCCATTCTTGAAGCCAAGATGGAAGAGATGGCTGGCGCTCCCAAGGAAGCTCTTGGCTTCCGCACCCCTGGTGAGAAGACGGCCTACGAAGTCCAACGCTTGGAGAACGCGGCAAGCCGAATCTTCCAAAGCAAGATCGTACAGTTCGAGCGCACTATCTTGGAGATGCTCCTCAATGGAATGCTTGAATCAGCACGTCGGAACCTGGACAAGTCAACTATCCGCGTGTTCGACAACGAATTTAAGATCGCTGTCTTCTCGCAGCTCTCTGCAGAAGACATCACAGGCAATGGTAGGTTGAAGCCCATCGCTGCTCGTCACTTCGCTGAGCAGGCGCAGATGGTGCAGAACCTTACCTCCTTCTACGGCAGTGCCGTTGGTCAGGACCCGTTGATCAACGTACACTTCTCCGGTGTGCAAACAGCTCGTCTCTTCGAGCACCTTCTTGACCTGGAAGGCTACAACATCGTGATGCCGTATATCAGGTTGACCGAGCAGTCTGAAGCTCAGAAGCAAGCTAACGTCAACGAGGAACAAGTTGCCCGCACCAACGAGACGCCTGCCGGTATCTTCCCAGGCGACCACGACCCAGAAGTCGAGTAGGCTCCACAGTAAGTGGATATCTCATCTGGGATCGGCGAGCGAACAGCAAGAGTTCGCCACTGCCGTCCTCTACTCTCCAGTCCTGGATAGACTACAACAGGTACTGAAAGAACGGATGGCATCACTTGACCGAAGTGAAATCAATAATGACTACACTTCACCTTCATGGGCATACGCCCAAGCGCATCACAACGGACTTCGTCAGGGACTGAAATTCCTGGACGATCTCTTGACCAGAGGAAAAGATGACCAAACTACTTGATGCAGCACAGACTCCTGACCAGGAGAATGTCGACTACATGGCCTACGTAACTGAGAAGTTCAAGAAGGCCGACGGAACCTTGGACGTAGAAGCTCTTGCCAAAGGCAAGTACTACTCCGACACCACGGTAACCCAGCGAGACTTCACGATCGATCAGATGCGTGAGACCATTAATAGTCAAACGTCTCTAGAAAAAGTTCTGGAACAGATCAAAGCCATGAACACCACGCCGACGCCTAATACCCCGGTGACACCATCGGGCGAACAGGTCGCTAATTCGGAGATGAAACCGGAGGAACTGAAGGGCCTTGTTGCCCGAGAGTTCCAACATCTTCAAACCCAAGCCCAGCAAGACGCGAACGTTGCTATGGTCCGCGAGGAGCTAAAGAAGGCATGGGGTCCGGGATACGTTACTCAGTTGAAATCCGTAGGAGCCGAGCTCGGCCTATCTGAGCACCAGTTGGAGCAGATGGCGGCACAGACGCCTAAAGCTCTCTTGGCTCTCGCTAAGCCTTCCAAGGCAGCAGATGTCTCTCCTCCTCGTTCTTCGTACAACTCGGCGGCGAATGCACCGAACACTGTCGATAGAACGCCCTTGGAGAAACACTACGACAATATGCTGAAGAACGACCCGAACACCTACTTCACTCCCAAGGTCCAGATGGAACTGTTTAATCTCGTCAAGGCTGGGACATATAGAATTAAGGAATAGTTATGTCAGGCTTTACGACTGACACAATCGATCACGTCTACCGCGCTAACCTCTGGACCTCCCAGCTGAAGCAGCGGTTCGACGACATCCTTGCTGGATGGCGATATGTGTCGATGCTCTCTGACTTTCCTGATGGCGATACCTGGAACCAGCCGTCGCTCGGTCAGGCAGTGGTCAGCGATTACGTAGAGAACAGCGCTGTTCGTTACAACGCGATGGATACCGGTAACTTCACCTTCTCCATCACTGAGTACAAGCAGAGCGGTACCTACGTTTCGAATAAGTTCAAGCAGGATAGCTACTACATCTCGCAGATTATGGCGGCCATTCCGCGCGAGATCGAGTACGCTCTCATGGCTTCGGTAGAAGCGAAACTGTTGGCAGATGGCCCGAACGGCCAGACTGCTTCGGACCTCAACGTGATCAACGATGCTCGCCATCGCTGGGTTGCGTCTGGCCCGAACGACACGATTGCCCTTGAGGACTTCGCGTTCGCTCAGTACGCTCTGCAGAAAGCTAATATGCCTCAGTCGAACTTGGTTGCCCTCGTTGACCCGTCGGTCGCGATGACGATCAACCGTTTGACGAACATTGTCAACGTGTCGAACAACCCGTCTTGGGAAGGGATCATCAATACGGGTATGAACCCGACTGGTCTTCGCTTCGTCAAGAACGTGTATGGCTTCGACGTCTACACCTCGAACTTCCTGAAGTCCGGAATGTCCGAGACCATCGATGGAAACGCAGTTACCAACGGTGTTGCTAACCTCTTCTTCTCTGCAGCTCCTGGCCCCTCGATGCCGCTTATCGGCGCGATCCGTCAGCCGCTGAAGATCGAGTCCAAGTATAACATGGACTTGCAGCGTGAAGAGTTCGTGACCACGCTTCGTTACGGTTCTAAGTTGTACCGTCCGGAGAACATGGTCGTTGTGCTTTCCGACAAGACGCAAGTCTACGCGTAATAGGAGAACACAATGGGTACTTGGAACAACAACGATACTCTCTTCCAGAAGTTTGGGACCGACATTGGTACGTCGATCTCGACGGGTGGAGAGTACTGCACTTATGGTCCGGATCGCCTGATCGAGATCGAGCTTCTGCTCACCGATCTGACGGAAACCGAAACCATTCAGAATGACAACATCATCATCCCGGCCTCGTGCCAGATTATGGCTGTTGAGACTGTTGCTGAAGTCGCGGCCGCCACTGGCGTTGCCATCGACGTTGGCACGATCCATACCTCGCGCAACACCTCGGACTCTGAGTATACTGCTGTACCGCAGTCTATTCTGGCCGCGTTTGCCACTGCTTCTATGGACGCAGTTGGTGAGCGAGTGATGTTCTACGGTGCTGACTCGGTCGCTACGACCCTGCCGGCTTCCGTGGCCACTGGTGGTGCTATTATCGGTACTGTGACTGTTGCGCCGATGCACATCACTGCCAGCCGCACGACTGCCACTGCCTTTACGGCGGGCCGCGTGAAGCTGCGCATCTGGGTTGCCCCGCGCGCTACGTCGGATAACTAAGCGGATTTGGGTGGTCCTTAATTGGGCCACCCTTTCCATACAAGGAGATTCCGATGCCTACAGTAACGACTGGTAATAACGTCAACATGAAGGGTTTGACTCTTCAGGTTGCCGATATTGAGTTTGATTACACTGGCAATCTAGACAACGCTGGGCGTTCTGCTCAGAACCGTCCGATTATCGACGATGCCCTGACTCTGACGCTCACTGCGGCACAGTCTGGTGGT